GATGAAGATTATTCAAAGATGGAACAACGTGCTCTTTTGAGTGCTTTTTCTTCCAAGAAAAATTTTTACGTTTGCGTTATTGATACTGTTTTGTTTGTCGCTGAAAGAATTCATGAATATTCTATTACAGGCGATATTACTTCTTTCGTCCATTCTAGTGGTCGTTACACCAAATGGTTGAAAGAAGCAGACAGAATCATTAACCTGGCACCTTTTACGGGCAATTTGCAAGCACATGATACATCTTATTTTTCATATATCGCGGATTTACGTGATTTGTGTGAACAAGGACAAGCTTATTGCAAATATTTGAAAATGTCAAGTGGTATAGAAGCCACATTGATTGCCCGGAAACTGAACACATTACAAATGTTATCAAATACTGAGATCACCCGAAGAGCAGCTATGAAAGAGCGTGCTCAACCAATGGGTGTTTTAGTGTCTGGACATTCAAGTATTGCCAAATCAGCATTTACTAAGATGCTGTTCAATTATTATGGTAGCTTGTTTGATTTAGAGCGTGGTGATGATTTTCGTTATGTTCGGAATCCAATGGATGAATATTGGAGTAATTTTGATACCAGCAAATGGTGCATCCAATTGGATGATATTGCTTTTAAACATCCTAGTAAGAGTGCGGATATCGATTCAACTTTACAAGATTTGTTGAATGTTGTCAACAATGTGCCTTACGTTCCTCCGCAAGCTGCTTTAGAGGACAAAGGCAAGACACCCGTTTTGGCAGAATTGGTTATTGCAACTACAAATTGCGAAACTTTGAATGCACAGGAATATTTTTGGTGTCCACTTGCCGTTCGTCGGCGCTTGCCATATGTGATTTCACTCAGGCCAAAAGATGAGTTTTTACATGCCAATCAATCTTTTATTGATCCTCAAAAAATCAAAATAGAGGATGGTTCATTCCCAGATTTATGGGAAATAACTGTGAAGACAATCGTCCCACGTTTGCAATACGATCGTGAAATGGCTGATTTGGAAGTTGTGAAAATTTTTAATAATGTTAAAGAATTTTTACAACATTTTGGTTTGGCATGCAAACAGCATAAAAAGAACCAAGCTCGAGCTATGAGCTCAGATATTGATATGCAAAAAATCGAGGTCTGTCGCAATTGCTTGATGCCACTGCCTCATGATGAGTGTGTTAGTATTCAATCGTTTGATGCTGCATGGTATACTTCCTTCCTAATGTTTAATAACATCCTTAATTGGTTGTTTGGTTACATGATTTTTTGGAAGATGTTGGACTATATGGTCACCACGCGGTTTTTAAGATCGTGCGCCTTTCGAATTGTTAATCGTCTTGGACATGAATCCAAGGTGATTGCTTTCTACGGGCGTTTTATTGAATTTAAACGGTCTCAACATACTGGGAAATTGTGTGCAGCTTTATCTGTTTTATCCCTCCTATTCGGAGCTTACTATATTTTTGGAGTTAATTCCAAAAATGGAGTTGTAAAGGAGAAGGAGGGAAAAACTGCGAAATATAACTCATCACAACATGCGTCATCAGTGGATGAATCTCTTGATGAGAATTTGATAGTGCAGGGTAATTTGCATGGTACTACTGAAGAACAATTGGAGAAAGAGACAAGTTCCAATGTGTGGTATAATCCTACGATTGAACTTACCACTTTCGATGTTCCTAAAGCGAGTACTTCTCTAGTAGGTGCTAGTGTGGATCAAATTCGTGATCTTTTCAGTAAAAATTGCGTTTTGTTACGCATTAAAGTTGATGGTGAATTAACAACACGTATTATGCGTGGTGTTTTCATTAAAGGTCACCGTTGCGTGACCAATGGTCATGCTTTTAAAGAGACTGGTGATAATTACACTGTCGAAATTATTCGTTCAGGTTCTTTGAATGGTGTGAATTCCAACATCAAAATTCAAATTAAGCGTCGGGATATTGCTTTTAGCAGTACCTCTGATGTGTGTATTTTTGATGTGGATAGTATTCCACCATTTAAGGACATTACTACATTTTGGGTTAATCAATCCATTGATCCAACTTCCTGTGTGGCATTCATGCGTGAAGTTGATGGTAGCGTTTCAAAACGTAATGTTTTCGGTCTCACACGTATGAATCAAATTCCAGTTGAAACCATGTCTGGTAGATATGATATCCATTATGGAAAATCAGATGTGGAAACAGCGGTTGGAATGTGTGGATCATTATGTGTTTCTATTACGCCTCGTGGTCCGATTATTGTTGGTTTGCATTTCCTTGGCAAAGGACACTTTACAGGTATATTGTCTGTGCAGTTGGATGAGTTAAAGAAATTGGAGCAACAAACTCACATTTCTACACGTCCGATTGTTCAAGCTGGTGAAGCACCATCATTTGCATGTGAAGATCGTGAAGTCACATTGGGTCCTATTCATCACAAGAGTCTTTTTAGGTATATTGAACAAGGCACT